TCCGCCTTCGCCCCCATTCTCTCCGCCCTCTCCCTCGCCACCCCCGCCGTCGCCACCGCCGCCACCCTCTCCGCCTCCCTCGGATCTCTCGCCGCCGCCGCCGCCGCCGCCGCCGCATGCTCCGCCTTCGCCGCCTCCGTCGCTTTAGTCTTCGTGAGTTCCTTCGCACTCTTCGCACTCTTCGCCCTATTCTTCACCTCATTCATCTTATCTAACACATGATTCATCGCTTCTGATACCATTTTTTCCACATCCGTCCTCTTATTCGCCATCAAGTTATTCACTATCCAATCCGCCGCATTCTCCGCATCCCTCGCCGCAGTCTCCGCATCCCCCGCCGCATTCTCCGCATTCTTCGCCGCCGCCTCCACCGCCGCATTGCTCCCCGCATCCACCGCCTTCTCCCCCTGCTTCTTCGCCTCCGCCGCATCATCCGCCCCCTCATCATTCGTCCCTCCAGTTTGTGGAATAGTTGAATGTAGCAATAAAAATTTTTTATAATAGTCAAATTTTTTAATAAAAATAGATTCTTTATCATATTCAATAGTATGCTTATCCCTATCCATTCTATTATGATCTGTATTATTATATTCGGGATCAAAAATGATAGCTTTACTATCATCACCAGAATCATTACAGCAATCCAAAACAATAGCATATGATCCCAATGCAATGTTAGTATGGCCTCTATACGTGCCTACATTTGTACAGACAGCAGAGCGAAGCTTAAATCCCTTTCCATTTAAATTTAACTCTGACGGGATATTAATAACAGTAGTATTAATCTTTTCCAACTGAGCCGAAATAGGATAATTCGTATGGACAGAATTAGTCATAATAGAATCATACCCGACATGATGTGCCTTACGGTTAACATGATAGACAAGTACAATTTCACTATGCTCTAATTTTGTTTGTCGTTTTACAATCGTACCATGATTATTGAAAAATTGAGGATGATGATATAGATCTCTAATGTCATCTTGACCAGAAGCGGATACTCCAACAACTCTCAAAGGTTCATTTGCAATAACAGTTAAATGAATAATAGGGATCTTTGTTCTTTTAGCAACAATTTGATTATAAGCATATGGATTAGCAACGTATGTAGATACATTACCATTTGAAGGGTTCTCCATAGAAGGCATAGTGGTTACTGTTGTTGGTGAAAATGCAAACGAACTAAATAGACGTTTTAGTACAACACCATCATGATTACCATAAACAAGATCAGGTGTATCATACTTATTTAATCTACATACATCAATAAGATCCATAAATTCTTTATATAATTCATGTGTTGGAACACCATTACGCATATACAATACAGATTTCCATAAAGTTGCTTGAAGCTGAGCTCTATAATTAAGATCTGTAATAATTGACTCATTATCACATACAACATCTGATGGATCTTTGGTCAGAATGTTGAAAAGAACTTTGTCTGGACCAGGTTCAGGCAGATCTCCATTGTATGTGTTCTTAATAATTCTTGGTAGATTAGAAAATAGAAAAACTTCTTCAAAGATAGTAATTTTAGGGATAAACATTGCAAAAAGAATTGGGTGCACATGTTCATTAGGAAGATATATTTTATTGGTAAAATCTCTCTGTCCCATAACAGACCTTGCATCACAGTCATTATATTGGATACCTTGTTTGAAGATTTGGGCATGTGTTTCCTTGCTTTGAACATAAAGCTTCAGGATCTTTTGTAGTTCCTTAAATTCATCTGAATCCTTCTTATACCTATCTTTGAGCGCAACAGCATTCTTCCCCAAAATTCTCATTACATTTGTCTCATTCATCTCTTTAACCTTATCCTTACCAAACATCAAACTATGAAAGTGTTTAGTAAGAAACTTAAATTCATAATCTGTAATATCATGGTCTTTTTGAAGCTTATCCTTCAGCGCATGTAGTTTATAATTATAATCTGTAAAATTATTGGTATTAAAATAATTAATAATTTTCTTACATTCCTTATCAATAAGATGAAGTCTCTGATAAAACTTATACTTGACATAATTAGCAACCTCATCATCCTTAACAATGTCTCTAATTTTATTCATTGATTCATGAAAATCTGAAGATTCAAAAAGTAACTTTAGATATCGAGATAGGATTTCTTTACTTCGCATATCTTTTACCATAGTTATTTATATACAGTAATTTAGATATTTTTATATTATTATAGAAGTAAATATTAGATCAAAATTATATATGATATTTATAACTAATAATATTGAAATTAATAAAATTAAGCTATGGTTAGACAATCTTAATTTTATTAATTCAAAAAATGAAAAATCTAAAAAAACTTGCAAACAAAATGAATCTCAATTAATGGCAAATGTAGCTGGTAGCCCTGCTACGGCTGTTGGTGATATAACTAACCCCCTCGGTACGGCTAGCATCCCCCTTGCTATGAGTATAATAGTGTCAGGACCAGAAAGCATAAATAAAGTTGACATAATAAATTCCATATTAAAAGAATATAATTATATTCCCAAAAACATCAATCCAAATATCTTGAAGGATTGTAAGACAGATGACATCGATGAAGACTATAATATATTTTCAAATAATGTATGTTCAAAATTAACTAATAAAAAATTTGCACTTGTATTTTCCAATGTTGAAAATATAACTCTTCCAACAAAAAGAAAATACATAATCAATTTACATAAAAGAAATAATAAATTAAAATGTTTTCCTATAATTTTTATTACTAATGGTATCCATTCAAAACTGATTAATGTACTAAAGAATCAATCAATATCTTATGAGTTCAATATTCCAACTTATGATGATGTTTATGTATACGTTAAAAAATACTTAAATGATAAAAATATTTATTTGGAAGATGAAAATATAATAAATAAATTAATACATTTATCAGAATCAAATAATAATAAATTATTTACATTGTTAGATCTGTGTGTAGAATCTTGTACAAATAACAATTTATTAAAATCTGAATACATAAATTGTATAGAAAATAATATTATTAAGGATAGTATATCTCATGAACTCTACGACTCTATAGAAATATTAATCAACTCAGAGTTTAAAGGATATGAATATATAATGCAAATGCATGATTCAGAAAAAGTACTACAACCATTAATGATATATGAAAATTACATTTATAAAAATAATATTGTTGAAAAAGATATATTAGATATATCAGATATATTATCCATTAGTGATGTTATAGATAGGAAAATATATACTAATCAAAATTGGTATTTTCAAAACATTAGAGGATTTTTATCCTGTGTATATCCTTCATACAAATTATCAGATAATAAAATTAATGGATTAGAATTAAGATTCAGCGGTGACCTTAACAAAGCTTCAATCAAAAACATTAATAAAAAAAATATTAGGTTATTAAAAGAAGTCATTGGGAACAAATCAAATGATGAAATATTTTTAATCAATCATTTGATTTATCATTATATAACTATGAATAAAATTAAAGAATTATCTAAAACAATAAATAGCTACAAAGATAAAGTTGATATTAGACTACTTGATTTATTGTTAAAAATAGATAAAACAGAAGATAAAAGTATTATCGAATCTAGATTAAAAAAGATTATAAATAAGATCTAACATAATTATATAATAAAATGATAGCATGTCTTAAAGATAATGAATTTATGTTTGTTTTATTGGAAGTAATTAAACCAATCATATATAACGATGTTATTATGCTGTTTAAGGATTCAGAATTAATTAAACAATTTAAGAAAATATCAGGATCATTCCTCAAAAGTAAATTTAATGACATTAAAAACGACATTAATGCTAGCTTAAAATTATGTTCAATAAATATTAAATCATTGTTCCATGCAGTTATGAAAGCATATATCTTAATATTGTTCTCTAATATACATATAGATCAAGATCAAATAAATGAATTTATTGATATGACAGATATTGAAATATTTATATATAATATTTATGTTTATTTTTATACAAAATGCTATGCTAACATTGCTAACATTGTTGAAAACAATAACATTTTATATAATTTTATTGAGGAATCTGTATATGTATCAGTGAGAAAAGCTTTACCTATTAATGAGATTACTTTATATTATAACAAGTCTAATATGAGAAACAAAAATATAATCCTTGAAAAAAGCATTCTTGATCAGATAAATAAAAATAATATTATGATTGAAAATGGTGAAAGAAATAAATGCAAATGTGATTGCAACAAAAACCATTCAGATATAATTGATAAATTTAATATTCAAGATAATAACAATATTAATATCTCAGATGATGATCGTGATATTGTTATTAATCCAAAAAATAATCAGAAAAATAATTATGACATTGTTCACAAAGTCAAGGACGATAATGTAAACAAAGTCAAGGACGATAATGTAAACAAAGTCAAGGACGATAATGTAAACAAAGATGATAATGGCGATAAAGATGATAATGGCGATAAAGATGATAATGGCGATAAAGTTAAGGATGATAATGGTGATAAAGATGATAATGGTGATAAAGATGATAATGGCGATAAAGATGGTAATGGTGGTAATAACGACAAAGATAAGAATGATGATAACAGCGACAAAGATGAAAATGAATTTTTAAACAAATTAGAGAATACTTTAGTTACAGTAAAAACAGATTCAAGCGGAGATAATGTTACCAGAGATGATGGTACTAAAGATAATGCCGATAAAGGCGATGCTGATAAATATGGACAGAACGATGAAAATATTATCAAAAATATGAGAAATAATTATAATAATTTAACAACATTGCAAAACTATTTATTTTCTGGTTAAAAATATAATATGACATATACAATTATATATTTCTTAATATTTATGTTTCTATTTTTCTTATGTGTTCAATATGCAATTACTGATATTAAAAATCTTGGGTGTACAATATGTTTCGAGGTAGCATTAATTTATACATTATTTCTTTACCTAATAATTTATTATATTACGAATGAATATAAAATCCAAATATTAAAAAAAACTCAAGAATTAAGACCTAAAAATATAATTGGTCAAATGAATCCAAAGCCTAAAATTGATGATAATGGATTTCTAACCAAACGAATAATGAATGCTTGGTATAACTAAATTATAGACTTACAATATAACTAAATTATAGACTTACAATATAACTAAATTATAGACTTACAATATAACTAAATTATAGACTTACAATATAACTAAATTATAGACTTACAATACATTATTTATGAAACTTCCAATACATCATTTATAGATCTCTAATATAATTATCTAAATCTAATTAGTTTTATATTTTATGACATCAAAAGATATACCAATTGGAGCAAATACAATTAGAATAAAAAAATTTAATATGAATGAAATGAAAAAATATTGTACTATAGGTATAATTGCAAAACGAGGATCTGGAAAGTCATTTCTAACAAAAGATATTCTCTTCAATAAAAGACTTTCAGATTCAGCTATAGCCATAAGTAGAACTGAAAAATTGAATAAATTTTATTCACATTTTATACCAGAATCTTATATTTATTCAGAATATAATCCAGATATTCTGAATAAAATATTTATTAGACAAGAAAAACTTCTAAAGAAAAATGAGGCAAGAATAAATTTAAATAAATCTATAATAGAAGATGAATCTATATTGATAATGGATGACTGTATGAGTGATAGTAATGTATGGAAAAAAGATCAAAAAATACAAGAACTGTTTTTAAATGGACGCCATTATCATATATCTTTTATATTAACAATGCAATATTGTATTGGTATAGATCCAGCTATGAGAGGTAATTTAGATTATATTTTTTTGTTTGCAGAAGGTATAGCAGCGAATAGAAAAAGATTATATGATCATTATACTGGAGTATTTAATTCTTTCACTGAGTTTGAGCAGATATTTACAGAGCTTACTAATGATTATGGTGTGATGGTTATAAATCAAAAATCAAATAGTAATAATATTTGTGATAAAGTGTTTTGGTATAAAGCAAAAGAAATCCCAGACTTTGTTATGGGATCAGATAAATATAGAGATTTTCATAATAAAAATTACAACATTAATTGGCAGGATAAGATTTCCCTTTATGATGCAGATACATTAATTTATAACAAGAAAAATAACAAAATTAAGGTGGAGAAAATTTCTTAATCATTTCTTCATTCTCTTGAATCTGTTTATCTAATTCATCCTTTTGAATATTCAACTCTTCAATATTCTTTGTTACAGCTTCCATTGAACTTTTAATATCCTCATTGCTGATATTGGTGTCTTTTAATTCGGTAGATTTTGCGGGGGTTTCTCCCTCACCGGCGTCACCGGCGTCACCGGCGTCACCGGCGTCACTATTAAGAGCATTCTCATATTCAGTTAAACTTTCTTTTCTATTATCAATTGTCTCAAGAATCTTATGTTTGAGCATTTCATTCTTTCTCTTCTCATGAATATGCTTAATTTGTTCCTGGCTTGTAACGTGGCCTTTAATCAACTTGTCCAGTTTTTCATCAGCATATTCTACATTATGTACCTGTTTTTCATTAGGATTCATAGGCATCCATTTACCTACTTCACCAACATAAATATCAAAACTTGTATCAATAGTTTGAAGGTTTTTAGCGTGCTTACATGCATCTTCATAGACATTAAATACACCTCTTACTTTGATAGCACTAATTTCATCATTCTTAAGGAATGATAAACATACATAATTTTGTCTAGGTGGGAGAATGCTTAAATCGTCATCATGATTCATCGTGATATATTTTTATATACTATCATTTCTTTATTATATCGCTCATAATGAAATGATAGTATTAAGGTTATTTATAGTAATAAAAAAATGAAAAAATGTTTATATTGATTTAATATATCTGCAAAATATTATCTTTGTATTTGTTGTTGCAACTGCTTTTAGCTTTGCACTTACTTGCGCTGCTAGATACATTGGGCACCAGGTACGCTTTGAAACGCTAGGTAAGTGTTGAAACCGTGTTGAAAGGTGTGAAACCGTGTTGAAAGGTGTGAAACCGCCTTGAAAGGTGTGAAACCGCCTTGAAAAATGCAGATAGATATTATTGCACAAGAAACAGCCGCATCCTGTCTATATTATTCAAGATCTTTTGAGTATCAACTTTATAAAAAATGTTTAGCAGATGATTGGAACAATACACCATTAATATTGCAAAATTTGATTAATAATTATTACAATAATAAAAAAATATATGGTAGTTCAATATTTGTCACCTATCCATCAAGTTTAAACAATGAATGTTGTTTAGATTTCGTTAAAAATTATATAATAAATGAATTAAATGATAATAATATTATTTATTTTGATAATACAGATAAAATTTCTTTGCATGTTTTTTCTGATAAAGCTATATATAATCTTGAAACAAAACAACATTCAGAAGTTGATGAAGATATAAGTTATAAATTACATTCACAAGTTAGGAATATTATATTTGAAAATAAAATACAATTTAATATTATTAAGAGTTATGTGAAGGCAGTATTATTGTCTCTCCTCAATTTAGGATTCTATAGCGAATGCTCCATAGATAACATCAAAAAAATTATGAATACATTTGATCTATATAAAGTCAAAAATACAAATCTTACTAGAATTAAATTTGATCGTCATCTTTTACTTCCATTATTAAAATATACAAACTGTTATTCTAAAGATAGAAATAGCTGGAAACAGTTTTTACATAATAACGCTTATTTCAACGATGCTATCCCATTAGCAATTAAATTTTCAACTGATAATATTATTTTCAACCAAAGTTATCAGTACATTAAATATTTTTATTTTAAACATGTAATAAATAACCGCTCAATTCCATACTATCCAAACTCAGAATATAGCAGCGATACTATTATCAAAGATTTTAATAATAAATTATTTCTAATACAAGAATTGTCAGATTTATTTTATTCCATTATTGATAACAACAAATATTTTAAACAAAATACTATTTTATTTGGGAGTGCATCATACATTAGAATGATAGATAAATTTTTTCTTATTAAGATTGCTGAGAAAGCATCATACAGTTATAATGACATTATGGCACATTATATAATTGAATCCCTAGCTCCAGGAGATATAGACATCAAAGTAAGCTGCAAAGCAGTAGCAGATCAATTGTATGAAGTATATATGACAGAAGCAACTAAAATATTTGACAGAATTAGTAAATTATCTATCTTAACACAAGATTCTATTCCAAGATTTGTTGAATCAATCCAGTCAGATTTTGAGTACACATCACCGAAAGAATCTGAAAATATATATATAAGGTCACTTGTGATATGTCTCTGTTTAGATAGTGACAATAAAACAAGAAAAAATCTTGTTGATATTTCGTGCGATATTGGTCCAAACTCTGTAAATTCTGTAAATAACATTAATGTTGATTTTGATTACAACTATAACTTTTTTTATAATACAATACAAAAAACATTATCTGTTGATAACCCTATCATGAAGAAAGCAAAAGTATATCGTTATATTTTCCGGATATACTTATTACAGATTTTATTTGAAAATAATAATTTTCTTGATGATGAATATATTGCAAAATATTTTTGTTTTGATCATAATACAACAAATATTTTGCAATTAAATACAATAAAAAATAAACTTATTCCTGCTAATATTATGGACGATAAACTTGCAGCTGAAACAATCTGTATGGTACATGAATTGTATTCAATGTGTTAATAATGGGGGCGGCGAGGGCACGAGAGGGGGGTATTCTGTATTCTGTATTCTGTATTCTGTATTCTCCTCGCCCCGCTATAAAATAAATATTACATCATCATCATAATCGTACAAAATGATATTATTAAATATAATATCATTTGTTATCAACCTGTTTGTCGTTAGGCTTTTTGTTCCTGTGTTTTTCGTTATCAAATTTTTGGTAACAATATCATTTGAATCTATATTATTAACTTGTAAATTATCTGTAATAATATTTCCATTAATAGTATGTGCATTAAATAAATTCGCAAATAAATTATCAGAATAGATATTTTCAGATGTAATATTATCTGTCTTTATAATATTTGATAACAATTTATTAACAATAATATCATTTGATGTTATTTCCTCTGTTATTGTTAATAATGAATCGATTGATAAAGTATTAAGTGCTGTTGTACATACCACATTTTTAATATTAGCATTTGAACTAATTATATCTGTAGTATTAATAGCATTCAAACCTGACAAATTCATTGTAATTGCATTTAAAGTTGAAAAACTAAAATTAACCTGTGGAGATATAGTACAATTATCACAAATAAGATTATTAGCAAATACATTATTTGAAGTGAAAAAACTTACAACTGTTGCGTTAGATACAAACACATTATTATCAGTATCAGATACTAATATTTTCTCTACTTTATTATTTATTTTTGTTAATGACGATATACTATCATAAAATATTATATCGTCATTATTTGTTTTGATACTAAAACTTTGATTTAATGTTGGGTTTTTATTCATAAAAATATTTGATCTAAAATTAATTGGATCTGTTATTGTAATATTATTCTCATTTTCTACAATAACATCTGATGAATAAATATTATTCATGTAAATATTATCAGTATTTATATCATCACAATATAAATTATCTGACACAGCAGAAACAGAGGTTATATTTTCATTTATTTTAACACTTAGTGCAATTGTATTATTTGCTGATACATTGCTGTAATATACATCATTTAATTGTGTAAAATTAATTATTTCTGCATTTTTGGCATATAATATATCATTTACTATTATGTTATATGCTGAAATTTTATCAGAATCAATTTCATCTATAATAAAATTATGACATGTTAATGTTTTTGTTATGTTTAACGATTCGAATACAATATTATTCTTGAATATATAATCATTATTATCTGAAATCTCAAATATATTGTCAATATCAAACAGTTTCATATATCTTTTGTTTAATTTTACTTGTAATAATTCTACAGATATACTGTTATTGATGTCTATTACGTCCATGAATTAAATTATATAAAATTACAAGATTTTAATTTTAAACAATCCACTGTTATACAAACTGTTATCGTCTCTGTTTCTTATTACTATCTCGTCATTAACATTCAGATAATATATATGAGGATTTAATATAGCAACAGCATTAATTTCAATTATAATACTGTTATTAAAGTTATAATCGATTTCATAATATCCTTCAAACTTTACACTATATAATTCTGATGATAGATTCCACCCATCATAAGTATCATAAATAATATTTAATGGTAGTTTATCATTTTGATTTAATGTTATATTATTATTAATGTTACAAAAAAATAATATTGGAATCTTTTGCAGAGAAAATCCTTCAATATTTACATTTGATAAACATGTAATGTCATTATATACAACTAGATCGGATAAAATTACTGTTGATGCAGATAAATTTCGAACATTACATAAGTTTATATCTAATTTATTTCCAATAATATTATTGTCTACAACGATGTTATTGGTCATGAGAGTGTTGTTAGAAACATATAAATTATTATTTATTGTTACTTGATTACAGGTAATAGTAGTCGACAATATATTGTTAGATGTAATAGAAGTAGAGTTCAATGTAATGGTATTAATATTACCTGAATTGATAGTATCTGCATTGACATTATCACAGTTCAAATTATTATTAATTGTTATATTATCTAGATTTAGATTGTTGATTTCCAGATTATTTGTAACTGTAAAATTAATCACATTTAAATTTGTGACATTTATATTGTTACAAATTAAACTATCTATGGTAGCTGTATCTAGGACAGTTAGTTGAC